AGAAGATAGACTTTGATAAGTACGATAAATACTCTGAAGAAATGATGGAGTATTGCGCCAACGATGTTCAATTAAACTTAAAAGTTTATGAGGCTCTGAAGCGTGAGAGTAAAGGCTTTACATCAGAGAGCGTTAACCTTGAGCGTGATACTTATAAAGTAATTACCAAGCAACGTGAACATGGGTTTATGTTGGACATAACACTTGCTCAGAAGTTACTCGAAGAGTTTGAAAAAGAAATTAAACTAACTGAAAAGGAGGTACACAAAACCTTTAAACCTAGAATAGACAGACGAGTTATCTACCCACAGCACACTAAGGATGGAGTGCTACGTAAGATGGGGCTTGACACCAAAGGTAAGCAGACTCGATTGACTGATGATGAGTATGACATATTTGACAAAGGACAGTCTACCACCGTTGTAAGAGAGACAGAGGAACCATTTAAGTTAGGTTCACGACAACAGATAGGTGAATACTTACAGCAGTTTGGTTGGAAGCCAAAAGAGTTTACACCTACGGGGCAACCCAAGGTTGATGAGAAGATATTAAACAAGGTTAAGGACATACCCGAAGCCACGTTGATTGCAAAGTATTTAATGTTGCAGAAACGTATTGCACAGGTATCCTCTTGGCTGACGTTTTTACCTGAGAACCTCATAGAAAACTCTGAGGGATGCGTTGAGTTGTCGGCACGAGTACATGGTTCTGTTATTACCAACGGGACTATTACAGGGCGTATGTCTCATCGAGATCCTAACATGGCACAGATTCCTAGCTTGGCCTCACCCTACGGTAAAGAGTGTAGGTCTTGTTGGACAGTAGCAGACAAGTTTAAGTTGGTGGGTATTGATGCAAGTGGACTAGAGTTAAGAATGTTAGCGCACTATTTAAATGATGAGGAGTTTACAGATGACATTATCAACGGAGATATACACACAGCTAATCAAAAAAGGGCAGGTCTTAAATCAAGAAATCAGGCAAAAACTTTCATCTATGCCTTCTTATACGGAGCTGGAGATGCTAAAATTGGAAGCGTCATTGGAGGAAACAAAGCAGAAGGTAAACGAGTTAAGCAATCTTTTCTTGCTAATTTCGGAACACTTAAGACTTTTAGAAATAGAATTACGAGAGAAGCTGAACAGAACGGGTTCATCAAGGGACTAGATGGGCGTAAGATATTTATTCGTAGCTCTCATGCAGCACTTAATTCTTTGTTGCAGGGTGCAGGGGCTATCGTAATGAAACGTGCTTTGATAATCTTTGATGAGTTAATTAAAGAAAATAATCTTCTTGCAAATTGCGTAGCTAATGTACACGATGAATGGCAAGTCGAAGTTCTCGAAGAAGAAGCAGAACAGCTAGGTCAATTAGGGGTTGACGCAATACGTGCTGCTGGTGTATACTACAACCTTAACTGTCCTCTGGATGGTGAATACAAGATAGGAGGTAACTGGAGTGAAACTCACTAGACAAGAAAGATATAGAGCTATTGAATCTAATCCGCAAAGCAGGGACTATAAATTAAATATGCTTCGATTAGCTAAAAAGAGATCAAAGAAAAGAAATATCTTTTTCAATATTACTATTGAAGATATTGAGATAGGAGAAAAATGTCCTATACTTGGCACACCATTTAAAGTTGGTCGTGCAAATTGGCAAGACTCACCAAGCCTTGACCGTATTGACAATCGAAAAGGTTATGAGAAAGGTAATGTGATTGTTGTTTGTATGATGGCAAACTCAATTAAAAACCAAGCTACCCCATCACAAATAAAAAAGGTTGCAGACTTCTATGAAAAACTCTACGAAGAAAAATCTATCAACGCTAGTTGAAGATATATATCAAACCGTAACAGACATTACAGGTGGCGATAAAGAAGTTCCTGACGAACTTTTAAATGAGCTTGGGCAGAAGATTGCGCGTACAATTAAAACGTGGTCTACGCCCCAGCATCATAATAAATTTAAGTTAAGAATGTCTAACATAGGTAGACCTGCTCGACAGTTATACTACAGCCAGAAAGATACACAAGAAATAAAACATCATGCGTCTACTCAGATTAAGTTTTTGTACGGACATATCATGGAAGACCTGTTAATATTTTTAACTAAACTTTCAGGACACTCTGTAACTGATGAACAAAAAGAAGTATTAGTAGATGGTGTGTTAGGACATATGGACTGTAAGATTGACGGTGAAGTTATAGATATTAAAACTGCATCAGGTTTTGGGTTTAAAAAATTTAAAAATAAAACACTCGCAGAAGATGACCCATTTGGATATGTTAGCCAGCTTGCAGGTTATGAAAGAGCAGAGGGTACAGACAATGGAGGATTCCTTGCGTTAAATAAAGAATCTGGTGAGCTTACTCTCTATCAACCAGAAGACTTGGACAAACCAAATGTAAATACTTTAATATCTAATATCGAAAGCGTACTAAAAGGAGAAGCACCGCCCGATAAATGTTACAAACCTATTAAGTCTGGGTCAAAAGGCAACATGAAACTTCCAATGGGTTGTGTTTATTGTAGCCACAAATTTATTTGTAATGCAGACACTAATGACGGTGAAGGTTTACGAGTATTTAAATATGCAAAAGGTTTAGAGTATATGACAAAGGTAGTATCATTACCAAAGGTAGAAGAAATACATTATGAAAGCTAAACAAATAAATAAAAAGGTTGATGACCTGTTAATCAACTGGTTAAAATCAATTGTGTCTGATGAAGAACAAGATCAAATAAACAATAAAAATTATAAACAGTTCTTACCTAAAGAAGAATACATTGAGAGCAGAAGAACTTTTTATTTATCTTTATACACAAGACGATGGGCTAAACAAAACATAAAAAAATTATTAAAATTAAATCATAAACTAGAAAATATAACGCTTCGACATTTAGAAGACTTGAGTAAATTAAAACTTTCTAACAAAAACGATGTGTCCATAAAAGATTTAGTCTTATGAAACGTAAACCAAGAGTAAAACGACCGCGCAAAGAAAAGATAAAGGGGTATGATAGTGTTTGGGAATATATACTACATGATACTTTGCTTAAAGATTGGGAACACCACGCAGAAAAAGTAACCTATGTTGTAGAACATACCTATCAACCAGACTTCACAAGGGCTTTACAAGGAACATTAATTCTGTTAGAATCTAAGGGTAGGTTTTGGGATCACGCAGAGTATTCTAAATATATCTGGGTAAAAAAACATTTACCTATTAATGTAGAGTTAGTCTTTCTGTTTGCCAACCCATCTGCACCTATGCCGGGAGCTAAAGTACGCAAGGACGGAACTAAAAGAACGCATGGTGAATGGGCAACTGCTAATGGATTTCGTTGGTACACAGAAGATACTTTACCTGATGAATGGGTAGACCCTGCGTCTAGAGAAACAGATGAATTTAATGTACGTCAACAAGAGCTACAAGAATTGGAGGACAAATATGCCAGCTAATAAATTTAAAGATTACTTTAATTACTATAATGGAGATAGTAATAAATCGTCATACGAGATACGAGAGGAGCTTGTAAATAACCCAAAACATTATAACGAAGGAGACATAGAATGTATTGACGCAATGAAAGCTATGCTTACGAAAGAAGAGTTCGTAGGTTTCTTGCGAGGTAATTCTTTTAAGTATAGATGGAGATTTAAATACAAAAATACTCCCACGCAAGACTTAATGAAAGCTAAATATTACGAAGATAAACTATTAGAAATACATAGAGAGTCGGAGGTAACTACAAGTGATGGATCGCAAAGCGGAACGGACTGCTAAATTTAACCGCAACCAACAAGCTAAACACAAACAAAAAACTAAATCGAAGAAAAGGAAATATGAAGATGACTTTGAAGACACAGGAATATCTTGGGATTCAGATAGACTTAGACCGCGAAAAAGAACTGAGTGAATTTTCAATTAACACATTACAAAACAGATACTTTTGGGAGAATGAAACTTATGCACAACAAGCTTTTGCTAGGGCTTCGGTCTTTGGCGCAACGTACAAAAAACAGACTGACTATGATCTTGCACAACGACTTTATAACTACGCAAGTCTTCTCTTCTT